GCCAAGAACAATGTCACTATGGACTTTGAACTCTATAAGCACATTAGAAAAGTATTAGATTATTGTTATGACACAGAGCGAGAGCATTACATAGAAAACTATGGAGAAGAGTCAAATAATTATCTATGGCTTGACAGTGATTTAGATTTACACGTTGAGCAGGAAGACGCGAATCACATATTCGTTAGTCTTCATTATTTACAAAAGCAATTAGTTCCAGGTGATAGCAATGCCTGACCTAATTAAAAGCAAAGGAAATTGTATGACCTGCGGAGAATTATTTTTTTATGATGTTCCGCGCAACGTTTGGGATATTGAGACACACTGCAGCCAAACCTGTTGGGATTACTATTTCTTAGGAGACAAAGCAGTTGGTGGCGTTAGCTACGAAGATGTAGAGCCACACGTCCTGGAGACACGCAGCCCTTAGCGTAACGTACTAATAACCAGGAGAGAGAGCGCCGCAGCAATGCGGCGTTTTCTTTTGTATCACGTGCGTAAAATAATTTAGATCTCCGCAAAAAAAAAACCTGGAGATCCATTTAATAAACCAGTGCCGCCAATTGTTTTAAGCTGCGCCTGGTCGTTCGGCTTGCGAACGCATAACGCACACGTACGCATACAACCGACTACAAACCGCAGCACCGCGCACCAGGACCACGCACATAATATACACATGATTATATAACCCCCATACCTTAATCGCGGCGCGGAGAAAATATGTATGAATACGTCAATGTTTATGTGGCAATTTGTGGAGGTGGTGGGAGTCGAACCCACGTTGGTTAGATGAGTATTTGGATAAGCATATAACCCTGTCCAGATCACCCCCAGTCTACAGTATACTATATATAGTGTAGTCTAAACATACTATATGTAGTGGTACTATATATTGTACTATAAATGTCGAGTATGAGTAGTAGGTGGTTCGATCCCTGTGTCACTCCCAACCCAAACCAGTTTATTAAGTGTAGTAACAGTAAATGCGCTCTCTCTCTAATAAATAAAATGTGAGGAATGTGGCTCAACCCACGACTAAGGCGGTCCTGCTATGCCAACCCTGTTTACGAATCGTTATCTTGTGGTGCTTGTGTAGGCAGGAACACCACAATGCTTATCCTGATATGCTACACTATAGCATAGAGATATGTCAAATAAAGAAAAAATCACCATCTGCGTAGCAGATAACTGTTTGGTCCCCTTACCAGAAGGTCGTAAAAAGTATTGTAGTGAAAGGTGTTCTAAAAGAACACGGCAGCGTGCGTGGCGTGCAAATAAACCTACTAAGGAGATTCAGGTACAAAAGAGTGTAGATGAGAATGTACAGAAGCGTAGAGGAGACTACTACGCCATTATGAAGAAAAAAAATTTTTTTAACGACATACTAGAAGGTAAGAAGACTAAAAAGGAAGTAGCAAACATATTAAGCTGCAGTCCATCAACAGTATCACGTGCAGTAGCAGCATATCTCGAAGATGTAGAAAAAGAAGCAGCACTTGAAAAGCGTGGGGATCCCTTCGAGCTGCAAGCTGACGTAGACTCTTTTGTTGAGTTTCGTGATCAATACTTCTTAACAGAACAAGGTAAAAATTATGAGACACCAGACTTTCAAAAGAAGTGGATAGGTGCTATCTTAGATAGTATAAAGCACGGTAAGCGGTTAATGATCTTGTCACCACCTAGACATGGTAAGACAGATCTCCTTACACACTTTTGCGTATACATGATTTGTAAAAATCCTAACATACGTATCATGTGGTGCGGTGGTAACGAAGACATTGCACGTAACTCCGTAGGTGCGGTACTAGATCATTTGGAGAATAATGAAGGACTCATACAAGATTACGGAGACTGGGACGGATTTAGACCTTCTAATAGAGGTGGAAAGAGTTGGTCGTCCAGTCAATTTACTGTTGCAACTAGAACAGTCTCTGGTATTAAGTCGCCAACTCTTGTCGCAATTGGAAAAGGAGGTAAGATCCTTTCCAGAGACGCAGACCTTATTATCGCAGACGACATTGAAGATCATGGAAGTACTGTGCAGCCAAGTGCTAGAGAAAACACCAGGAACTGGTGGACCACAACATTACAGTCAAGAAAAGAGGAACATACAGGAATGGTCGTCATTGGATCAAGACAGCACCCAGACGATCTCTACCATCATCTCTTAGAAAACAAAGCATGGGAGACTATTGTTGATCGTGCGCATGACTTAGAAGTACCACTAGAAGACGAATCTATAGATCATACAAAACACATGTTATGGTCAACAAAACGTACACATAAATGGTTAATGGAACAGTTAGCTGCAGCAGAGACTACAGGTGGTAGAAATATATTTGAGATGGTCTATCTAAACAAAGCTATACCACAAGGTATGGAGTTATTTACAGCAGAGATGATTGATAAGTGTTTAGATAAATCAAGGAAGCTAGGAGACATACCACCAGGCACAAGTCTTATTGCAGGACTCGATCCTGCTAGTACAGGTTATCAGGCAGCAGTGTTGTGGGCATATAACGTAAAAACACAACAAGTATGGCTTGTAGATATGAAGAATGATCAAGGTGGTGGTATACAAAAAGCACATAACTTAATGAAGGAATGGTATGACAAGTATTGGTTAAGTCACTGGATCATAGAAGAAAACGGATTCCAACGTGCTATTGGTCAAGACAGAGATATTAAGCTATGGGCTGCTAATCACGGTGTACGTATAGAAGGACACCAGACTTATAAAAATAAATGGGATCCTACATTTGGTGTAACCAGTATGGTAGGCATGTATGAACAAGAAAAGATAAACATACCGTATGCGGACGCTAAGACACAAAGACTTGTCAATATATTTAGACAACAGTTAATTTACTTTTCACAAGCAGGTGCAAGTAATTCACGTAATGTAAAAACTAAAACTGACTTAGTCATGGCAAGTTGGTTCCCAATGAAACGTATACGTACCAATGTAAAAATGATGTTAGCTGAAGCAGAAAGCGACTATACTCCTTCGTATAGCTATTATAAGCAAAGTGAATACAACGAGGTTTTTTGGTAATGGTGTATACCCCAGACGAATTATTAATTAAGACTGACGACCTAAAAGGAATGCACGAACATAGTGGACACTATGAATATCGTGACAGAGTCAGATCAATCATGAACGGTGGTAGCAATGGTATTGCTGCACTGTTAGGTGAGAGCGCAAAAAATTACGACATTGATTTACCAATACCTAATCTTATAAATTCAGGTTTAGAACACTTAGCACAAAAATTAGGACGTATGCCAGACATAAAGGTAGACGCTTACGCAGAAAGTGAACGTGCTAAAAACAAAGCAGAAAAGTTAGAACGTATAGTTAGTAACTTAGACGGTTATTCTAAAATGGATATGCAGCTACCACAAGCTGCAAGATGGTTACCTGGTTATGGTTTTTGTGTATGGATTATAAGACAAAAGATGTCACCAGATGGCATTATGTATCCACACGCAGAACTACGTGATCCTTATGATTGTTATCCAGGATATTACGGACCAGATCAAGATCCAAGAGAATTAGCACTTATACGACTTGTACCTAATCAAGTTATTAAAAGCATGTACCCACAAGCACAAGTTATGGTTGATGAGTCAAGTCAATTTCCATCAGGATATAGTAAGTTTAAATATCATGACGGTTTTCAAAGAGGTTGGGATAATCATACTGCTGACGGTACAGAACTTGTAGAGTTTTATGATGAAGAAGGTACATACGTATTTCTACCTGACACAAAACAAATATTAGATTTTACACCTAATCCTCTTAAATCAGGTCCACGTTTTGTTATATCTAAAAGATTTAGCTTTGATAGATTATCTGGTCAATATGATCATGTACTAGGTTTGATGGCAGCTATGGCAAAGATTAACGTCTTGTCCATAATTGCTATGGAAGACAGTGTATTCACAGAAACGAATATTATTGGTGAATTAGAGAGTGGGAACTACAAGCGCGGTAGATTTGCAGTCAACTATTTAACACCAGGTTCACAAGTCGCTAAACCACCAAATAATGTTCCATATCAGTTGTTTCAACAGATAGACAGGATAGAACGACAACTTCGTGTTGGATCAAGTTATCCAGTCAGTGATGACGCTATATCTCCTAACTCATTTGTTACAGGTAGGGGATTACAAGAGTTACTATCGTCCGTTGATCTAAACGTAAAAGAATATCAGTTAGCACTAAAAACAGCAATGGAAGAACTAGATTATAAACGTTTAGAGATGGACGAAGTATTAAATGGTAACAAGAAAAAACCATTAGCAGGTTATTTAAAAGGCACAGCGTATGCAGAACAATATACACCTAGCGCAGACATACAAGGTATGTACAAGACTAGACGTGTGTATGGAGTTATGGCAGGATTTGATGAGCCAACAAAAATTGTCTCTGGTTTACAGTTATTGCAAGCAGGAATAATTGACAAAGAGACATTACAAGAAAACATGGACGGACTTGATAATGTACAAAAGATTAACGATAGGATATTAAAAGACGAAGCAGAACGTACTTTGTTTGAAACATTAAAAGTACAAGCAAGTCAAGGTGATCCTAAAGCAACAATGGCGTTAGTGCAGATTTATAAAGATCCTAACTCTATGCAATCAATACTAGATAAATTTTATACAGCAGAGGAACCAGAAGTTCCAGAAGGTGAAGCTGCGTTACTTGATCAATTAAGTGGCGCACCACAAATACCACAAGGTCCTGCACCAGATATTAGATCATTACTCTTAGGAGGTGTGCAAGGTGCCTAGACCATTAGATTATGAATTTAGCGATATTGTCAATAACTGCTTAGTTGATGTATGGCAAAAAACAGAAGAAGCAATTGCTGATTACGAAGATGAAATATACGCAGATGAACCAATAATATCTGATATGCCACAAGGAATGATACTTCAATACATACCTAATGGCTTAATTATATTTTTTGGAAAACAGGAGGACTTTAATGGCGAATGGCAGTAGTAGAAGTCGTGGTAGAAGAGGTGGAGTTAAAAGACCTGCTGCAGTAAGTGGTCCAGGTAAATTAGCTAGAAGAACTGACGGTGCCGCACCAACAATAGAAGATGTAAGAGGTATGGTTAATGAGTCAGCAGGAGAAGAATCTGCACTTGTAGATCAAGTAAGACAAGGCAATATAGAACAACCACAAACTACATTTGCTGCACCACAACCACAACCACAACAATTAGGTGGAGTAGCACCTGGTATCGCAGATGTATTTGCACCAGGAGAAGATGATTTAAATGCGTACTCACGTCCACCAATGGAGGATCAATTTTTAGAACCAGATGACGTAATGTTAATACGTGCAATGGCAGAAGTTAATCCTACTGCAGAGCTTTTAGGTTTACTAAAATTTGCTTCTGATAGGCAGATAGGTAGAACGCAGCGTAATCTCTAATGGCAGAATTTCATAGAGATAATCCTGCACAAGAGCAAGAGTTTTATCAAGAACTACAACGTAGACAAGCAACATATAAACGTGCTAAACAATCTATAAGTAAAGAAGACGCTATGCGTGCAAGTTCTATTGCACAAGCATATCCTAATTTTTCACCAGATGTTATTACTGCATTAACAACATTACAAGTTAAACCAGAAGCAACAGTATTAGAAGATATATCTAAGATGATTGCACAATCAAACAGCAAAACAATATTAGATAAAGTATTTGATCCGTTGCAAGCAGGTGTACGTTTAGGATTTTTAGGTTTAGAAGATTTATACAGAACAACAGTAGATAGACCTATAAACTCTTTTATTGCTTCTACGTTTGGAGACAATGCAGAAAATTTAACATTTAAAGAAGCATACAAACAATCAGGTAAGTCAACAGTTAAACAACTTATAGGTCAACTTAACAAAGGATCAAAAGTAAATTTAGGCGAAGGATTCTTGCCAGTGTCAGAAGTATTTGATCCAGAAAATCCACAATCTAAATTTTATGATGAGTACCAATACATGATACGTTCTGGTTTTGATGAAGGTAGAGCGCAACAAGTTATACAAAACTACTTAGGTACACCAATAACTGACATAGACAGAAGTATGCAAGAAGGTAATGAAAACTTTACTATTACAAGTCAATACGGTACTGCACCTATATCATTAGGTAGAACTATTGCATTACAAGTTGCAGAACCAAACAGTAGACCATTTAATGTTATATCTGGTGTATTAGACGCAGGTAAAGCATTGTTCTTAGATCCTGCAAACTATATGACATTAGGATTAGGTGCTTTTGCTAAAAGTAGAAAATCATTGAAAGTGCCAGATTATTTAATAAAAGAATTACAAAAAATAGAACCTGACAAACTAACCAAAGCACAAAAAGAATACATAGGTGCAGTCAATAAAGGTTGGGGATTACCGTTTATGTCTGGTAGGTCTATCTCTAATTATTTATCTAAAGATCCTGGTGGTAAACAACTTATAAATTACATGGCAGAATTAGATAGTCCTAATAAATTTATTGAACTTACTGGCATAACAGATAGAGAAGCTATTGCAGCATTTATGGATATATCACAAGACTTTACAAAATCTGCAGATGAAAAAAGTGAACTTATGTCTAATCTTATTACAGAATTTTTAGAAGATCCTTTTGGTCCTTTTGGTACAGGTCAAGCACCAACAGTAGGTGCTATAGGTAGATTTTTAGGTGGTGCTACAGAAGAGTTATTAGGTGGCGTACCTAAAGGTACAGGTAAATTATTTGGTGCAAAAAAAGTTATTAAAACAAAACTTATGGATAGTCCTAATAGATCAGCAAGAATATTGTCTACATACGCAGGTGAGTTTCCATACAGATATGTTGATAGTAACCAAATAGATGACGCAGTAACTAACATAAAAGGTTGGTTAGATCAAACAACTGTAGATCCTGTTGCTAAAGACCAGGTAATTAACAGAGCTATAAGACTACAAGATGGTGATCAAACTGGATTATTTAATGTTGTTAAAGATATGGTTACATACGCTACAGATGATTTAGTAGAAAAATATGGCGTTAACAAAGAAGACGCATTTACATTTAGCAGATTGTTTGAAGATTATTTACCAGAGTTACGTGCATACTTTATAGACGCAGTAACAGGTAATAATGTTGCTAATCCAGGTGCAAAGATAAGTCAAACAATTGTAGATAACAAAGCATTTGTAAATCCAGATCCACACTTACTTACAGAGTTTATTAATAGATCAATACCTTTACCTGATCCTACACAATTAGCAAAAGCTATGAACTCTATGTCAATGATTAGAGCAAAAGCGTCAGAAGCAGGTATAGATATGTTTAGTAAGTTACCTTCTAATATCAGACAAGGCACTATGTCAAAAATTATAGACAGCTACTATGGTGATTTTTGGAAACCATTTGTATTGTTACGTGGTGCCTGGTTACTTCGTGTTGTAGGAGAAGAGCAATTACGTATGTACACACGTGGTTATGACAATATATTTTCACGACCATTATCAGTATTGTCACTGGGATTACTTAAAAAACCTAATAAGACAGAAGCTGCAAGATGGACTAGCAAAGATGTACAGTTTGCAGATTTGTTAGGTAATCCATTAGACGAAGCATTAGAGTGGCAGCAAGCTAGTTCACGTAGATATGGATCTAATAACTTTGATCATTTATTCGGTGGTGCATACAGAGCAGGTAAAAGAAAGAAAAAACCTGGTGTTCACCCTATGGACGTTGTATCAAAAGAAGACGCATTACGTAACAAGGAAACACAACCTAGACTTATACAAAAGTATTTTGATGATGGTATTGTACGTGAAGTAGCACATTTACATTATGACAGATTGTTTAACTTTTTATACAGAGGTGCGTTAACTAAAAAACAAAGAGACACTAGATTAAAAGAATTTGTCGAAGGATCAAGCACACGTGCGCAAGATATTATAGAAGCATACAGTGCAGGTGGTCCTACATATAGATCAAGAATGAATACTGCAGGCGGTAGATATGCGTATGCAGAATCTATTACAGCTAGAGTAAATCAGTTAGCAGGTGGATCTTTTGATCAAAACTTAGATGTATTAGATGATTTAGGTAAAAGAATAAACATTGATGATTTAGATTTTGCTAAAACACCATTTCCATTGTCAGTAGAAAAAACAGCAAATAATAACATACTTGAAATGTTGCTACGTAACAGATTAAACAGATTAGACGGTAAACAATATGTTGATGAAACATTAGATGATTTTTTTGACAGTATAAAAAATGGTGATCAAACATTATACAAGTCTGTAAAAAAGACATTAATGTCTGATGAATACATTGACGATCTACCAAATATTGTTGCAGTAGGTAAAACTGATTACATAGATGACGTAGGTAAATTAGAGTTTTATACAAACAAAGCGTTTGACGCATTAATGGGACAAAGAACAGATAACGCGTCAAGATCACCAGTATTTAGACAAGCATACTGGAGAACTATATACGATCTTCTTCCATATATGTCAGGCAAGATGAGACAGGTTATGTTAGAAGGTGGTACATATTCAATTGATGGCAAAGAAATAAAAGTTGCAGGTGCATTAAATGCAAGTTTACCTGGAGAAAACATGCTAGCTACATTTAGAGCTGACATAGGATTGCCTGCACAAAAACTACGTAAAGCAGATACAGAGATAAACATAGATATGTTTCAACGTAAGATTAAAGAACTTAACGAAAAAGATACAGCATTAGGTTTAGGATTTGAAGATCTTGATGAAGAGTTCGAAAATTTATCTACAGCACTTAATAAAAAACGATCAAGACTAGAAGAAAAGCTAGTAGATAAACAAGAAGAGCTTATGAAACTAGAACTAGACATAACAGGTACATACGGATCAGGAGTTACATACGAAGATGACATAGTACCTGCAAATGTAAAAAAACGTGTAGATGATTTAGCAGAAGACATCTTTGACATAGAATCAGAAATAGATGACGTACAAGATGTATTTAACAACAACATGAAGGAAAAAGCAGAGTTACTAGGATTTACAGATAAATCTGGTGACGTTGATTTAATTGATAGAATAGCAAAAGCTAGAGCTTTGACAGAAGTGCAAGAGCTATTGTATGACTTAACTAAACGTAAAAAACTTGCATATAACTTACGTGGTATATTTCCATTCGGCGAAGCATATATAGAAATTATGACTACATGGGCAAAGTTATTGAAAGAAAATCCAGAGATATTACGTAGAGGTCAAGTTACAGTTAATGCTGCACGTGCTAGTAATCCATTTAGTCCTGTAGAAGGTGAAGGATTTTTAGGAGAAGATGAAGTTACTGGTGAAGAAGTATTTTATTATCCACTTATAGATGATCTTGTATCTGATGGATTATTTGGTGAGGATAGGAATGTTGGTGTTAGATTACCTGGTTATGCAGGATCACTTAACTTAGCATTAGAAGTAGTACCAGGTATTGGTCCTGCAGTTGCTATACCTGCTAGCTTTTTTGTTAACGCAAGTCCTAACTTTGACGAAGCTAAAAAAGTTTTATTTCCTTACGGTTTGCCAGATGTACGATCTGCAGGAGATCTTATTGCTGCAGCAGGTGTACCTGCATGGTTACGTAATACATACCAGGCATTGTACGCATATAACGAAGATGTAGGTCAAAACGAAATAACACGTATTGCTTCTAACACAACTATTGATGTGTACAGAATATTAAAAGCTGATGGTAGAGATGACAGAACTGCAGCACAACAAGATGAGTTAATGAAAGAAGCACGATCTATTGCAAAAGGTTTAACACTTATAAAAGCTATATCACAGTTTGTTGGTCCAGTAGGACTTAATCCACGTTTTGATGTAGGTAATGAGAAGAATGCAGGTCATGTGTATTCTGTACAAATATTGTCAGATAGGTATAGAGAGTTACTAGAAACACCACCTAAAGATCCACTTACAGGTAGATTTTTATATGCACCTGGCGATAACTATTCTGCTACTAAATATTTTATAGATGAGTTTGGATTTAATCCTATTGACATAGCTACACCTAAAACAGTTGTAGTAGAACCTAGACCAGTAGATGAGCGTGGTGTTAAGTTCCAAAAGGAAAATCCAGAAATATTTGAACAGTATTCATTTACTGCACAATATGCAATACCACAAGGCGGCGGTGGTCCTTTTGACTACGAAGCATACGTAAGAACTATTGCTAATGAACAGAGAGAACCACTTAAACCAGAAGAATGGTTAGCTAAACGTAACCAAAGATTAGGTCAGTTTTATATGGAAGAAAAGCGTGTATCTACTTTACAGACATACGATATAACAGATCCGTATCAAAACCTAGTACGTAACAGAGAGTTAGCATTCCATAGAGATTTAGCTAAACAAAAGTTTCCTGGATTTGACGCTACAGTACCAGGATTACCACAAACATCTACATTAGAAATGCAGTATGAAGAGCTTAAAGATTGGAAAAACAGTCCTAAGTTAACTGCTACACCAGTAGGTAAAGATTTACAAGTAGTGTTTAGTTTAATTAATACATTAGAAAAACGATCACTTAGAGCAGGATTGTCTAAAAATGGTTGGCGTACATCACGTACATTACTTAAAGAAAGACAACAATTACGTGATCTTATAGGTACATTAATAAATAGTAATCCAGATTTTCAAGTTGTAGCTGAACGTGTATTGCTGCCTTTATTCCAGGAACGTACAGATTTCTTAGAGGATTTGCAATACGATTATGATACACTTAAAGAATACGGTGTATACTTACCACAGTTACCTGATACAGAGGAAATTTAATGGATAAAGATTTTAAGCAAGGTTTTGTAGATAGCATTATTGCACTAAGAGGTTTTGCACCAGACGAAGAAATAACAAAGATATTACAAGATTTAGTAAGTGAAGAAGTACCAGATCAAGTATTTATAGCAAAAGTCTACACAGAACTTAATGTGTATGACACTGTAGGTGCAAACATGTCTAATGATCTTATATCATTCCAAGAACCTTATGGACAAGTAGATAGAAGAAGATCATCACGTACACCACTTAATACTTTTAATAAAGCATTAAACAACGCAGTATCACAATTATATGGCGTGTCAGATTGGAAAACAGCACAAACTGACGAAGAGAAAAAAAGAAATGAAGATATATACGCAGGACTAGATATTGCAGCAGGTTTAAAAGGTGCAGGTACTCCAGGTGCTTCAGAAGAATATTACAATTATTTAAATACAAAACTAGATAAAGTTTATGAAGATACAGGTTTATTAGGTGTTGTTATACGACCACCACAAGGTGAAGGCGGAACAATCTATGTTACAGAAGATTTAGATGAATATTTTAGAAACAATGCACCTGTTAGTTTAGGTGAAGGATTTTATCCTATAGAAGGTAAGAACTATAGAAAATATCCTGGTTTTGCTAAACCAACTATATTAACAAGACCTGCAATGAAACTTAATGAAGAAACAAATACATGGGAACCAGTAGATGGTGAGTATCTAAAAGCTGTAGAGTCATACAGTTCTGAAGGTAAATTTAATACAGACTTAGACATAGGAGATACATTTAGTGTAGCTATAGGAACTAAAACACCAGACGGTTCATCTGTAGGTGAAGTGCAAACTTTAAG